TTGTGAGGCAAGTGCTGGAATTGCTTGTGCATAAGAAGCAATCGCTTGCTTCATTGCATCACGCAACTCCTCAGTCTCAACCTTTTCTTCTTCTTGTGTTGCATTGAAAGAGAAAGGCATTTGACGGCGTAGGAAATCACGGGAAATTAATTTATCGCCACGGGCTTGTAGACCAAATACTAAAGCGCGGTTAGGGTCTAGTCCAGCCATTAGACCATATTGAACATCAACAGTGTAATCACCATTAATATCTTTACCTGGTCTGTATTTAATATTGTAAGGGGTACCGTTCCAAATACCGTCTAATGTTTTTTCAACATCTGGAAATATCTTGTCATCAACTTTAAGTGCTAATGCAAGTAACTCTGTAAAGGCACGGGCAAACATTGAGTGAGCAGTTTTGATTTGTGTATCAAATCCACCCATAAGTGCTTGAACACCACGGCCTGTAATGATTGAAGCATCTGAATTACCTGTACGAGTTTCTGGAAAACGAGAACCTAAACGGAGTTCGCTTTCAAGAACTTGTGACTGTGCGAACACATTATTAGGTAGTTCAAGCGGAACTCTACGAATTTCATTAGGCTTTGAGGAACGCATAACTGCATCTGGTCCAAGGGCTAACTCCTGTGTATCTTGAGGCATTGCTATAGGTGCCTGAACGGATTTAGTTGCTGCTTCTAGGGAAAGCAAAGCATAGCGAGCCTTAGCAACTTGAATTGCCAATACATCATCAAACTGTCCACGGGATATACCATCAATAGTTGGGCGTTGAATAACACGCATTAACACTTCACCCATTGGGTTCTTAACGCGGTCTAAAATTAAATTACTACGATTAGGTAAAAATAAAACATCTTGGTCTTTATCATGGAAACGAACAATCTCTGTCATAGTTGACTGATTGTTCTTGTCATAAATCAAATGAGCAATCTCTGGATACTGCGCCATAAGTTCTTCAGTTGACTTATTCATTCTTTGGAAGAACATCTGTACACGGCCATAGCGGTCAACTACTGGATATGAACCAATAGAATCTAAGAAACGGATGCGAGGCATTTGAGCATCAACATCAATTTCAACCTGTCCTACAACAAATCCGTAGGTAACATATCTATCGGCAGCAGTAAACATTTGAGTTTGTAGATTTGAGAAGTCAACAATACCGTTAACAATTTCTTCACGCTTGTCTGCTTTTCTACGAGCAGTTTCAGACACCATAGATGTTGAGTTACAGTTAAAGGCAGGTAGTGGTGCAATTACTTCAGACAAATCTCGGGCAGCAATATCAACCATATTTGCAACGATTGGATTTTCAAATGGGCCGTCTGGAAATAAATCTGGGTAGACATCACGCATCTTGCCTTGACGAACTAATAAAACCTGTTCCATGCGATTATCTCTGTCATTAGCATCACGGCGATAACGGTCATAAATTGATTTGATTTCGTCAATGGAAAGTGCCATATCCACCTCCTTCTTTAATTAAACGCAAGGTCCCCTATTGGGATATTTACTTGCTGGGATTTGTCGTATTTAGTATGAAACATACTTGCTCTTGCATGAGTGCGAGCAAAATAATTTGCGTTTGAAACTCTATCTCTAATTGCTAATTCAGTAAACCAGAAAGCCATAACACAGTCAGTTTTTTGAGACTTAGGTGCATCTGGATACCAGGTAACTAATTGTTCTATTAAAGCCTTAAGTCCTTCAGACATGTGGGTAGAAGGAAACTCAATTAAGTTATTACCTTCTTCATAACCATGGAACAAAGTAGTGAGGGATGCAACTCCAAAGTCAGTATCCCATTTATTGTTTCCAGTATGGTGTTCTTTAAGTGTTGCACCCCTCATTGATAGGTATTCTCGTACCTCACGGTCCTGAGTTAACATTGCTTGAAATGCATTTTTTTCAACACGCCACTCAGAAACTTGGTATTTGTCTGTCCAGTCTTTAATTAATTCTCGTATAGCATCGGGCTTCATACCTGGTTGGTTTGATACATCTAGTAGATAACGCTTTTGAGTTGCTATATCTACAGCAATACAAACTGCCGCGGTATATCCAGCCATAGCGGGGTCAAGCCCTGCTACAACAATAAGTCCATCCATACCGTACTCACGGTTACCCGCTTTACCCTTAGGAATGATTCCGATGTTTCTAGCACCGTTAATTACACCTTTGATAGCCTCGGCTGGGAATACAGAATCTTCATGTACATGCTGTTGCTGATAAACCATGGCCCACAAATTGGGAGACATACGGCTACGCTTTTTAGATAAAGCCTCACCATCCCATTTAATATAAAAACCATCTTTATCTGGAACACCTCTACCTGATACGGGAGGCATATTGGTTTTAGGCCAAAGGGTTACCCAGTCTTTATAGTCATCAGCAAATTCAAGGACTGCAGGTTGAGCAAAGTAAGTCCATGGAGATTTTTCATCTGGGTAGCGCATAGGCTCCCGTAACTCTGAGTATAAATCTTTTGGCCGAAGTCGGGTACCTACAACTAGGAGTTTACCTCCGTCATTGTCAATACGAGACATAACCTCAGATTGAATCCAGTCAATTTGTTTTTCATACTCATGGGCGTTGGTATGGTCTACACAGTCATCCATGATAATCAAATCAGCACGGGCACCGTAAATATGACCACGAATACCAATGGCCTGTACGGTAGGGTCCTTCTCACCAGAGTCTCTTGCTTCTGATGATAAATAAATTAAGTCCTGCTTCCACGAATCAGAGTTCTTTTGAAAACCGCCTGGAGGTCCAAAGGCGAGATGTAAGTCCTGATAACGAGGATGGGTGAGTCTGTTCTTGATGGAGAGCAGGAACTTTTGCGCCATAGCCTGAGTCTTAGATACAACTAAGATTCTTATATTAGGGTTACGGCAAATCTGGTACAACGCATAGTTCACGGTAATGGTTGTAGACTTAGCATGTTCTGGAGGAGTATTAACAATAATTAAATCAGGGTCCCCAGGCTCATAGATAATTGAGGGGTGTACTTCGGAAGGGGTGGTACCTTCCAGCAAGTCTATCCAATGTTTCTGATGGGTAAAGACTTCTACCCCTAGATACTTGGATGAAAATTCTGGGAAGGGTGGTAATTCAATGGCCCCAGTCTGGAGTTCTCCTCTGGCGGTCATGGACCGTACCTTGTCTATCTGGATGGCGAACTCGGGGTCCACCTTACGATAGTATTCATAAGTCTTGACACTTCGCCCGACAGCATCACAGGCTTTGACTACTGAGTAGCCTTCCATTAAAAATTCTATTATCTGCTTTTTAATTGCATCCGACTTATGGGATGCAGCAGTAGTTCTTTTTCTTTCCATAGGCAGTAGCAAACGCGGAAGTATTGGAGCGTTGCTTAATCCTTTCCTAACCGTAGGCTGAAGCCCCAAGGCGGAAGCCGTAGGTTAGGGCTTATACTAGGGAGAACCCCTGAGGGTTCTCTTTGCTTAAGCGTAGGGCTCCCATTGTTTTGCCCTACAGTATACTATTAGGTGTCCAGAGGACACTTATTGGACATTTATTTTTAAAGTTTTTTTAATTATTTTTACGCCATCGGTAAAACCAGTATAAAACAATACTTAATGACCCCTAGCAAACTTATGTGGGTAGATACACACACACACATTCTGTCGCATATTTAAAAACCTGGGGTGACGATAACTGTCAACCACTCCTCTATTAAACCAAATGCAAGGCAAGCAGGGGGCAAGCAGGCAGGCAGGGCAGGGGCTGGGCTTGATTAGATTGCAAGCAGGCGACAACTAGCCCCGCGCCCTTAATCGCCCCGCGCTTTGTAATCGGAGCAGGCAAAGGCATCTCATTATGTGAGACAAGCAAAGGCAAAGGGGCAAATATAACTCTTTTGTTATAATTCAAAAATGAGCGTAAACACACCCCCGATTAGATTTGACAACTGACAACTGAACGGCAAAAATACGGTTATTAAGTCATAACAATGTGGCTTAACAAGACGGGAGAAACAAAGAATGGCAACTACAACAAAGGCAACAAGCAAAGAGTCATTAAGCACAATTACCAAAGCAATGGAGCAGGCTCACCAAATAATCAAAGCAGAAACGGGCGCAATGTCTGCCACTATTTTGATTACTAGAAACCTAAAAAATGCCCGCGCCCATTTCACAACATGGACACCATGGACAAATGAAACCGAGCAATTTCACGAGATTGCTCTAAATGCAGAGATTTTTGCGGAGGGAGCACGCTCCGTATTAGGCTCACTTTTGCACGAGGTGGCTCACTCTCTAAATCACCAGAATGGCATCAAAGATTGCTCAAGCAATCAATACCACAACAACAATTTCAAAATGACAGCCGAGGCAATCGGTCTTAAGACAGAAAAAACAAAGAAAGGCTATTCAGCGACAAAGTTAACCGATGAAGGCATGAAACGATGGGCAAAAGCCTTTGCGGTTATTGATTGCGCCCTTAAGTTGTCTGCCATCGGTGAAGGCAAGGCAAAGCCTAAAGGCAGAAACACAAATCTTCTTAAGGCTGAATGTGAATGTGGCAACATAATCCGCCTAAGCCAAGCGGTCTTGGATAGCGGTGTAATCTGCAAAATGTGCGAGGAGCAATTTGTAGAGGCTTAAGACACAAAAAGAAACGGGGGCGGAAAGCCCGCCCCCTGACTTAAGACAGGAGAAACCAAATGCAACTAGTTAAAAAAAGAGACGGATACTTTCTCTACAAAGTAGAGGGATATTCAATTTTTGAATTATGGAAAGGCAAGCAGGGAGGAAAGTTCTCTTACCGTGCAGGCTATGTCTCAGATGTTGACGGATTAGATGAAGCAATCTTCAACGCTGAGGAAGAAATGCGATGCATGATGAAGGAGTTTATTTCTTAAGACATAAAGCCCCCCGCCCATTAAGTTGGCGCAGGCTCAAGACCTACGGGGGGCACAATGTGAGCCAACTCACATGCTGAAACAGTTGACAACTGGCAGGCATGAGAGGAAAATCGGACACAGAAGAAACAGAATTAGAAAGTTTCTAGTTCTGAATTAAGACAGGAGAAACAAATGCAAGAGCAAGAATACAACGGCTGGAGCAATAGGGAAACATGGGCAACTGCTCTATGGATTAACAATGACCAAGCCCTTTACGAAATAGCACAAGATTACACAAAGCAAGAGTTAGAGGGGCACGATAGCGGGGAAGAAATTAACCCTTACTATCTAGGCGAAACAATCCGCAACTGGATTGAGGAAGATTTGCTAACCCTTGAAAACATCGCAGGCAATAAAGAATTGTTTGCAATGCTTACGGATATTGGCTCAACTTATCGCGTTAACTGGCGCGAAATTGCTGACAGTTTCCTATCTGAAATGAAGGTGAAGTAATGGCTACAAAATATGAATACAAAATTCAGATTATTCACGAGCCAAGTTTTGAAGGCTTTGATTACAAATACTTAGCCGATGAACCAATGACTGCCGATGAATTATTTGATGTCTTAAGACATGACCTAAGCATTATCGTTGAAGATGCTGAGGAGATTGAGTTTGAGAATTGTGATGGTTGTGCCATTGAATTGGAATGGGACAGGCTGATAGAAGATGAGAACGCAGGGCTAAAGTTCTGCTCAAACTGCACAGAAGAAAACAAATTAGGACTTAAGACAGAACAGGAGGTGAGCGCATGAAGATTACATTTAATTTATATAGCGGTGCAGGGCTTGAGAGTAAGAATACCCTTAGCGCGGAAGATTTCGCAGAGTTCCGCAAAGTGGCAGAAACTCTTAAGCAATCGGTAAGAATAGTAAGCGTTAGTTCTTAAGACAGATGTGAGCCAACTCACAGCCCTAAACCATTGACAGGTGGCAGGTCTTCACGAGACCATTAGGGCACTAGCAGGGCAGGAGATACCTACCTTGTGAATTAAGACAGGAGAACAAGATGGCTAAATGGACTAACGCAAAGGGCGACACCATCACCACAAGCGGGACTATTTATACGATTACAAAGAACGGCTACGCCTCTCATTGTGATGTTGCAAGATGGAGCATGACGGCTGAGAAGTGGATTAGAAATGACATAGCCTCAGGATATTACAGCGATTTTACTGAGGTAATGGAGCAGTCTGACTTAAGACAGGAAGTTTATTGTGGCGATTGTTTGGTTAGCATTAAGGAGTGTGCCCACGCATGAACCTAACCAAGCGAGGCCGTAGAGTTAGAGCGGGGCTATTGACCGCTCTACTGCTGGCTATTATATGGCTACTAAATGATGCAACTACACCCGACCAATGCAAAGTTGAGTTTGAAAATTTATCTCAATTTTGCCTTGACTTATTATACAAATAGTGTCTTAAGACAGGAGAATAAAATGAAACTTGTTTGGGTAAAGGTTGAACCTGAAGATATAGAACCCGTATTTATGTGGACTAAATCAACGGGCTGGGTTGAAAAGAAAAAACCAACTGAAGCAATTTATTTATTAAGACAGGAGGATAGCAATGAGTGAGATGTCTATAAGTTGGGGCGAGTTAGCACAACTAACCCATGCCACACAAGTAGCACAATTTAATTTCTGTTCATGTGAAGAACAAAAGTATTTTCCGTATGAAGATTGCCCAAGTTCTGACTTAATACATGAGACCAACATCACATCAAAGATAGTTGACAACAGTTAACTGGCAATGATAATGTTCTACTAACACCAACAGACAGGAGAAAGCAATGGACACAAGCAACACATTAACAATAAGCAAGACCTTTACAGTTGACCAATTATGGGAAGCAGTATGGGGTTGTGATGGTGCAGGTATGTATTACTGGTGTCAGAAGTTGCGGACACCTGACTACAAAGGTATTAACTTATGGCTTAAGAAAGATGGAAAGATTGTGCCAAACCCTCAACCCGTAAGAGTTTACGACAGCATCGGGGAGAAGTCTCATGTTGTTGAGGTTGAGGATATGCGTAGAGGTTATGAGTTAGCAATCAAAGCAGGACAAACTCATTGCGGTGGATACCCACTAGATACTGAGGATTATGATGCTTGTTTTGGCGACATGATTATTCAATACGCAATCTTTGGAGAACTAGTTTACGGATAGTCCGTAGATTATTACTTAAGACAGGAGAAATGTAATGAGCAGACAGTATCACTTTGTGATTATGTTTGATGATGAAACAAAACAGTGGGACTTTGACATAGATGGTGAGGAGATTGCTTTCTCCAATGGCACTATCTATAACGATGAGACCAAGAGTTGGGAGTATGGCTATGCAGGTGATGGAAACTTTGTCGGCATGGAAGATGAACTCGCAACACAACTAAGCCAACAACTAGATAAGTGGAACTTATTACTTAAGACAGGAGATAAATAATGTTAGTTAAAGATGCACTTAGATTACTTAATGACATGCCATTAGATGCTGAGATATGTGCTCAATGGTATGAGAAAGAGGATATGGAATACTCAGGAGATGAACCTATCTCTGATGAATTATGGAGTGAGGCTAATCGTTTAATGGATAAGTGGGAACTAACAGACCTACGCTACCAATTAGATGATGCCATAAGAATAGCAAGAGACAACTTAGCAAAGGAGAAAATATAAATGGGAGCATCACCGATATACAAAGTCTATGACCCAATGGGTGGGTATGTAGCATCATGTAAAGATACAGAAGGGGCATCGCTGTTGATGGATTTATACGGAGCAGGTAGCACTATCCGCTATGACCATCGCCTTGTTGTGTGGACAGAAGGTATTGACGGGCGAGCCTCCAACTCTTACGATGACACTCGTGAGAAAATTACTCAACGATTACTTCAACGGTAATCCTTACTTAAGACAGGAGAAAAAAAATGAAGCCTTGTCCTGAATGTGGCTGGCAAATGAATGAGTTAAGTAATGAATGTATAGATTGTGGGTGGGCTGAGTTTAACTGGGGCTCACTCATAAAAAGTGCAAACAAACTTACACAACTTATACATAAAGAACTAAATGAGCCAACTATTAACGACCTCAAAAAGAATGAGGAGGAAGCCAATGCCTGAGCCACAGTGGATACATGGAGACCCAACCGCATTAAGTTTGTATGCGTGTAGTGTTTGTGATGCAACAGATTGTGATTGCAACGATGACAGTGGCACACCTGACCGTATGTGGGAAGATGAGGATTAAGATGGAACTAGAAGTAGGTTCAATACTTAAGACAGAAACTGCCTTTGATAAAGACATGACCCTTATCCATGATGGCAAGGAATACAGAGTTATCTTGCACTGGGATTGGCATGATGGCTTTGAGGCTACATGGCTAGATGATGAGGGCAGGTTTATGTCAACACCTAAGTGGGTAGATGATGAAGATGATAACTTTTATTGCAAACTTAATACAATAAAAGAACACAGTAAGGTGGCAATCTAATGGCAACTAAAAAGAATAGTGTCTTAAGACAGATACACCCTCACGCTAGGTTGTGGATAATCTCAACCTTTACTTTAGGTGCATTGTTAGTTATCAATACACCAATCATTAACATCAACCATCAACCATCAGGCAGGGTGATTGCTTATTACAACAACGATTACCAAAGGTATGCCGTTGATAAGTTAAGTAAGATGGACATGATTGAACAGTATCCATGTCTCTTTGAATTGTGGACAGAGGAAAGTAATTGGAGGCCAAAGGCACGCAACAAATCAAGCGGTGCGCTAGGCATAGCCCAACTCATGCCCGAAACATGGAAGAATATAGAGATGAAGCCAACGCTTGACGGGTATAGGCAGGTTGATGCTGGCCTTGCTTATATTGAAAGAAAGTATGGAAAGAAAGGTGGTATCTGCCGAGCATGGGCACACCACCTAGCAAAGAATTGGTATTAAGACATGAAGCCACAGTTTCATCAGGTCTTAGAACAAACAACGCTGGCTGGCAGACATGGCAAACAAGTAATCCGTTATGTCTTAAGATACAATCGTAAGTTATTTAGCCAAGGTGTATGTCAAGGTATAGATACCGAAGTTTTTTACCCACTACAAGAAACCTTTTCTCATGCCGAGGAGAAGATGATTGAGAAGATGTGTATTGACTGCCCAATAATGATGGCTTGCCTAGAGTGGGGGCTGGCGCATGAAACCTATGGAGTTTGGGGTGGCACTACACCCGCTAAAAGAAAGTCAATGCGTAGAAACATAGGCTGGCAGGTGAATGACCCTAAACATATGGTATAGTTTCTATATCTAGTGCATCTGCTTCTGTAAAGGGGAAGTATAGGAGCAGGTGCATTTAGAAAAGCCCAGCAATACTCTCCTGTCTTGTTGGGCTTCTCTATTTGTCCAAGCCTAGATGTTTACTCAACATAAATACTTCATCACTTAAGTCATCAAGAGTTCCATCATTATAGATAACATGATTAAACATATAGTTATCCATTGCATGTTCGGAAGGGTGTCCATTAACTGCGCTGTGGTTGTGTCTATTGATGCGCCATATTGAACCACCTAATTTACTTATTGCTTCAGCCTCATTAGGAAATCTAACATCACTAATAACAACAAGACTTTTACTATCTAAATCTTTTAATGCTATGTCAATCCAAAACTCTGAACCAAATTGTTTACGACCAACCTCAGTGCCAAAAACTTGTAGTAATCTGCGAACCTCGGGGTTCTGCTTGGCTACTTCCCAACCATAATCATCTACATATTCTGACAAACGAATGATGCCATCTATCTTAGGACTTAAGACATACAATGCATGTCGCATAGGGTCAGCAAAAGAAACTCTTTTGTAATCGTAATTAAGACATAACAATTCTGCAACTGTATCTTTGCCTGACCTAGCGTATCCACTCAATCCAATTATCATTGCTGTTCCCTATCTTTCTTTCTGTATCTTCGGTTGTTCCATTGAGGTTGCTCTCCACCTATGCGGTCTTGTAGTTTAGTAAGTGCACGAGACACACGCTTACGCAACGCTTCATCGCTGATGGAATACTCTATAGCAAGGGCATCTACATCTGTGCCACCAACAGAAAACCTACGCTGTAGTAGCAACTGGTCTTGCTCACTTAGTTTCTTAAGACCGAAAGATACATCTGACAACATAGCCTCTCGGTTCATGCCCTCATTAGGCTTGCTTGACTTCTGAATATACTCATCTTTAGGAGTAGATGATTGTGTCCAATGCTCATAATCCCATACATCTTTAAGCAACTCTTGCAGTATCTCATGTGTGTAATAGAAAGCATCTGATGGTGTGGACTTAGTGCGATGGGCTCTCTCTTTGGCAGCAAACTTTTGCGACTCGTTGTTAAAGGTGCGCTTAAGTTTGAATACTAAACTGTGTTGTCCATTCCATTCTTCTATCTTATGCCAGTGTTCTAGTGCCCAAAGGTTAAGATGTTGGAATACATCATCAACAGATACTAAGTTGCGATGGATACGCACACATCTAACAGCAGATAGCCGTGCTATTTTGTATACTTGTTCCCATAATTCTTCGGTCTCGCTATTCATTCTTAAGTTTCCTCATCGCTATAAGTAAATCATCTACTGTAATAAGGAAGCCTTTGCTTTTGTTTGGTGGTATATCGCATGTAATCTCTCGGCCAAACTCTTTAATAGCATACTTAACATGTGATGTTGGCACCATAAGCACACCCTTCTCCAATACAAACGCCCAATAATCTGCTTCAGTAACCATTATACCTGATGGCTCCCAAGATTTTGTCTTAAGAAACCAACATTCTATTTCAATGTATAGGTTGTTAGTAACCCACCATTTTCTGTCCCTCTTTACCTCTACGGTTTTGCCTTCAGTAAGTAGTTCTTCTACTAACTTTTCGCCCTTCCTACCAAAGCCGAAGTCCAAATCAAATGATGAGTTCTTAGCCACTAGACACCTGCTCGTTTATGTAATCCTTCTTGACCCTCGGCCAAATAAATATCATTAACATCTTGTCCCTCAGGCATAAAGACAGGGAACACATTGTCTAACTCTCTGCTTAAATTCTTAGCCATTTCTCTGCCAGCATTGTCACCATCACAGAGTAGAATTATCTTGCTCCAATCAGCAAGCACTCTTGAATAAAAAGATTTCCAGTTGTTTGCCCCTGGCAAACCAACAGCATTAAAGCCTGCTTGTGTAGCAACAACAGTATCTAATTCACCTTCACATACAACAAGAAACTCTGCATCATTATTCAATGCGTTGATGTTATAGATATGAGTAGTTGCCCCTGGCCTAGACATATACTTTGGGCCATTAGTATCCTGACTTAAGGCACGAAACCTAATGTCTATTGTTCCAGCAGGAGTTAAGTAAGGGATAGATAACTTTCCAGCATAAGGTTCATGTCCAATCTCAGGTTCTCTTACGAAGCCGAGGCGAAACATACGAGCCGTTGCCTCCGTGATACCGCGACTCGTCAGATAAGGAGTTATCTCCGCTAGATTGTTTGCGTAGTTCTCCGTTGCTTTGACCAGTAATTCTCTCTGCGATTTGCTTAGCCTCATTAAAATTAACTCCTTCTTTCTTCATTATTATTGAGTAGACATCGCCTGCCATGTCGCAACCGAAGCATCTGAATCCACCGTTTTCGGTGTTGACACGAGCAGACTTAACTTTGTCACCGTGGAACGCACAACGCACAGTGACCCATCCTCTTTTGTCTTTAGGTATGTTGAATCCGTAGTGCTCAAGGACCATCGTGATGTCATGTTTAGAGTTTTGCAATAGCATCACTTAGCCGTTGAACTACATAGGCTTCCTCAATTCCCTTGTTAGGTGCTTTAATAACTACCAATGGAGTTGGTGCTACCTTTAATCTCTTGGCTATTCTGTAGTTCTCTGCTTCAACAAGAGCCTCACGAATCCAGCCTGATAAATCTATCTTGCCATCTCGCCTTGGTGCCTTGGCTTCAATAACATAAAGGTCATTAGGTGTAGGCAATGCAACATCACCAACATCATTGCGACCAGCACGAGGTAAACGCTGTGCATTGTATCCTTTTTCCATTAACCAATCAGCAAGGTCAATCTCAAAGGCTGCACCCCTACGCTTATTGCTTTTCTGTAGACTCACGATTCATCTCCTCTGCTTGGCGTTGTGCATCTAGTTGTGCAAAGGACCAATACAATTTGTAATAACTTTCATCAAGAGCAAAGCGTTTCATGTGCTTAACTCTTGCACCAGTATTAGCATGGACTGGTATGCCAGCCTTCTTCATGTTACGGAAGAACACTATATCCTCACTAATAAACTTATCTCCAAGGGCTTCCTTCTCTGCAAACAATGAGTAATCAGGGGATACCTCACGCAATTTAGGAACGCATGACTTGTGCATAAGAGTTAAACCTAAACCAGCAGTATCTACTTGAATGATTTGATTGTCAGGCAATGGGTGAACATATTGAATCTGATGCTCGTTACCATTTTCAAGGAAGATTGCAGGCATAGGCATCATAACTGATTGCTCTGACTCTTTAGATATAAAATAGATACCACAAACAACTGGCCTTACTACCTTATCTGCTGTGTCCCATAGTTTTTTAAGAACATCAATAGTTAAAACGATGTCGCTATCAACCCATAGAAGCCAATCAGTTTTAACATCATCAGCCCACTTATCAAATAAGTTTTGGCGTTGACGACCTATCTGATTACCTTGCACTCTCATTGCATTGTTAACCATCATGCCTCGGCTAGGTGCTTGCAAGATTGTATAAACAAGACCTTCGGTAAACTTACCGTCAGTCAAACCATTATCACACCAACCTATAGATAATGTTTCTTTAGAACTGTGTGCCATCCATTTCCTCACTCTCGTCAATCACTCTTAATGCACCTTCACCCATGTATTTAAATTCTTGAGCAAGGCTAACTAAGTTAACTGCTATTTCTTCTAAACACTCCTCGCCATGGTTCTCTTGTAAATGTTTAGCAAACTGATGAACATAGTCTGCAAACTGTATTGCTTCTAACCAAATAGTATTTGGGTCATAGATTTGTTTGACTGCATCATCAATCTGTTCTATAACTTCAGGTAACTCAGAGATTATTCTCTCCTGTATCTCCTTCGGAATCTTTGCTTTCTTTAGTATCTTCCGTAATTTCTCTGGTGTAAGTGAGGATTCCTCCATCAAGGTAAGAGTTGTATTCTTCTTCCGTGAGGTCAAGGAACTGACCAGTCTCTTTATTTTTCCAAACAAGCGCCCTCCATCCAACGGTGTATGTAAGTGTTCTAGGCACCAACATAAGTTGAGCCTTGCTATCAGTTAGAAGTGGGGCTGTCTTGGCTACTAACTCCTCACCAACTCTATCAACTGGTATTTCTCCAGCGTTCTCTACTACTGCTAACTCCCAAGGGTTATCAAGTCTTTGCATATACATCTCTCCCATTGCTTCTCCTAAAATAACTTAGTTGTTTCGTAAGACACAACATCTAATACTTGCATACTTGCAGGGTTGTATGAAAGCCATACAGGGCTTGAGCCAGTAGCATCGGCAGGACCATAACGATTCTTAACTGCACACACACCCATTGTAGAAATCTGATTATGAACTGTAAGAATAAGTGATGGAGTTTGTGCAACTTTACCGTGCAATGCTTTTTGTGGAGGACATGGATTACCTGGCACGCCTTCGCTAGTGTGATGACACACAACAACGGCTGCTCCAGTTTCTCTAGCCCACCATTTAAGTTCTTTCATTAAGGTGCGAAGTCCACCCCACTCATCTTGTGAATCCATACTTACATCTACT